AATTATTAACTATCTTTACGGAAAATATAATATTATGGGAAATTTAAAGGCGGGTAAATTTAGGTAAAATATAAACTAACAATTAAATTATGAAAATATGAGTAAAATAACAACATTACAGCAATTTTTAATAAAATATTTATCTTGCTTAATTGGAAGACATAATATTATAAGTTATGAAATAGATAAAAAAGATGTTAAAGCTTGTCGGTATTGTAAATATACTGAATACAAATTTTTCGATGGTTGGTCTAAAATAGATAGAACCCCTATTATTGATGAGTATGTTAAAAGAACTAACAATTAAATTATAAATATGAAAACGAATGAAAGCCTTTGAACTAAACTATATCAACCCAATCTGCCAACTAATAACACTTAATAATTGGCAATTTGTTATTTATTGTAATTAATTTGTATATTTGTCTAAAGTAAATTAAAAATAGATGAAAGGTGAGAAAACAGGAGGTCGTGAAAAAGGCACTCCAAATAAATTAGGAACATCAGTTAAAGACACGTTCCTAGAAGCTTTTAACTTATTACAACAAAATGATCAAGTGAAATTATCAGCTTGGGGAAAAGATAATCCAACTGAATTTTATAAACTATGTAGTAAATTAATACCTGCAGCAATAGAAATGAAAGCAGAAGTTGAAACAACTAAACAAATATTTAAAATTGGAGAAACTGAAATAGAACTCTAATGGCTAATCAAATATTATTTAATCCATTTCCTAAACAAATTGAGTTTTTAGAAGCTGTATTTAGTAATAAGTATAATTTTATAATGTATGGAGGTGCAATTCGAGGAGGTAAAACTTTTGCAGGATTAGGAGTTTTATTATTGCTCTGCAAGATGTACCCTAATTCAAAATGGGTGGTAGTTCGTAATAATTTACAAACTTTAAAGAAAACAACAATACCATCATTTGTTAAAATATGCCCTACTACATTTGTAAAGAAATATAACCAAGATACACAAACTGTTACATTACAAAATAGTAGCCAGATTATATTCTTAGGCGAAAATTATGCAGATGATAAAGAGTTGAATAATTTTAAAGGATTAGAATGTAACGGTTTTCTATTTGAGGAGATAAACGAATGTCAAAAAAAAACATTCTATAAAGCGATTGAAAGGGCTGGTTCTCATATTATACCGAATACCGATAAACAACCTAAACCAATAATTTTAGCAACTTGTAACCCTTCTAATGGTTTTGTAAAAGAAATGGTTTACGATAAGTGGAAAACTAACTCATTACCCGAAAATTGGCTTTACATACCGTCTAAAATTACAGACAATCCATTTATACCACTTGACTATTTAGAGTCTTTAAAATCAATGCCACGATATGAATATGAGGTGTTTGTCGAGGGTAATTGGGATTTACAAGAACGTACTGGAGCTGAATTTTATAAATATTTTAGTTTAGATAAACACGTTTCATCAACTACCCATTATGAGCCTACTTTACCGCTTCATATTAGTTGGGATGAGAATGTTAATCCATATTTACCTGTTGGTATATTCCAAATACAAGGCAAACAAATAAGAATGATTGATGAGATACTTGGTATTAATCCTAAAAACACTATTAGAGATGTTTGTAATGAGTTTAAATTTAGATACCCAAACCATAACACAGGATTATTTATTTATGGAGATGCAACAAGTCAAAAAGAGGATGTTAAGCAGGAGAAAGGTCATAATTTCTTTAAATTGATACAAATTCAATTAGAAAGTTATAAACCTATTATGAGATTAGCAAAATCTAATCCTTCAATTGTTATGCGTGGAAATTTCATTAATACAATATTATTTAGTAACTTTGGCGATATTGAAATACTAATCAGTAGTAATTGTAAAACCGCAGTACAAGATTTTACTAATACTAAAGAGGCTAGTGATGGAACAAAGGATAAAACAAAAGTAAAAGATAATAAAAGTGGCATATCTTACCAAATGTATGGACATTTAAGCGATTTAACCGATTATTTAATATGTGAAGCTTTTAAGAATGAATATCAAATGTTCCAACGTGGAGATGTTACTCAGTATGTTAGAAAAATAGGAAACGCACCAATAAGTAAAAATAGGTTATGATTAAACATGAAGGAATTAAGTTAAATTATAAAGAAAATTTCTTAACAATGAATGTTAGAGCAGAGGTTGATGGGTGTGTAAAGGGAACGTATCACTCTCCTATTATAGAAAATCCAATAAGGGCTAATGAAGATATTTATAAAGAACAATTTTTAAAAGACATCATAGAATATGAAAGTAAAATCACACAAAGAAATAATTGATGGGCATAATTGCGTAACATTCTTTATTGAGGACGTTAATACAAATACATTAATCCACTCAGATACGTTTATTGTAACTCGTAAAACACGAATTAAGGAGTTAAAATATAACTTTGTGCAATATGTACAAGATTTGCAGAAAATGGAGCTTGAAATGGTAAAGGCTCAATCTTTTAAACTAACTGAGAATAAAAAAGTAATCGAAATAAATTAGTAACAAATAACAAATACTAATAATTTTAACTTTATTTTTGTAAAACAAAAGGTTATAAATTTATATACGCAAATGGCTAGACTTTTAAGAGATTTAGATTATGCAAGAGCAATTCAATCTGATTCACTTAATCAGATTATTGAATCTAATTCACAAATTCAGAAAGATGTTGAACAGGCAGCTCAAGCAGAAATGATTGGCTACCTAGCACAACGCTATAAAGTTGCTAATGTATTTTCAGATACTAAAGTTTTTTCAGCTTCTGCTACTTATTCAGCTAAACAATTAGTTGAATTTACCACTTCTGCTTTCTCTGCAATAACTATTTATACAACAGGGCAGTATGTATTGCAAAGTGGTAATATTTATAAATCTATTGCTGGTTCAGTTGCTCATGCTTTTAATAGTGCTGAGTGGACTTTAATTTGCTTAGATAAAACATTGTATTATGTTACATTACCACATAACGAATATTTAAGTACAACTACTTATACTGTAGGTAGTCAGGTATGGTTTGAAAACAAGGTTTATACAGCAACGGTAAATATTAAAGGTATTGATCCTACTTATTCAGCTTATTGGGGGACAGGAACAACTTATTTTATTATTGGTGTTTATCCAGATGATGCAACAAAATGGACTTTAGGAGATAATCGTAATGCTTTAATAGTTCAATATTTGTTAGATATTACTTTATATCATTTACATAGTAGGATAAACCCAAGAAATGTACCAGAGTTAAGAAAGGAACGCTATAACGGAAATGATCCAATGGATAGGGGTGGTGCAATTGGTTATTTAAAATCAGTTGCTTCAGGTTCAGTTAATTGTGATATTACAGAAATTGATCCAGCTCAAGGTAATTCTATACGTTGGGGAAATGCTAATGGTAGCACAACACGTTCAAGTAATATGTATTGGTAATGGGATTTTTAGACTATTTTAAGAAAGTACAAGATGTTAGCGTTAATATGCCGCCCCAAGCGGATATTAGACGTAGGATAACAACACCTACGCAGTTATACAGAAGTAGGCAAGATATATCAGATTTAAAGTCTGCTATTATTCGTGCTGAAAGTTTAACAGCTCCACAAAGAGCAAGTTTATATAAAATATATCAAAACATTGTTTTGGATGCTCATTTATCAGCGTGTATTGAACAACGTAAAAACCTTACTTTATGTTTGGATTATGATGTTGTAGATAAAGAAGGGAACGAAGATGAGGAATTAGAACAAATTATTGAAACTAAATGGTTTAGAGATTTTATTGATTTTTCTTTAGATTCTATATTTTACGGTTATTCATTAGTGCAATTTGATTCGATAATTGATAATACTTTTAAGAATGTTGAATTAGTACCAAGAGAATATGTTAAGCCAGAGTTCCATATTGTTACAAATACTTACGCCGATTTAGAAGGGACTGATTATTTAGAAAATCCTTATCGTAATTGGTGTATTGGAGTTGGTAAACCTAAAGATTTAGGATTATTAATGAAGGCAGCCCCTTTGGTAATGTGGAAAATGAACGCATTAGGAGCATGGGCAGAATACGTTGAAATATTTGGAACACCTATTAGAATTGGTAAAACTAATGTACGAGATGAGGAATCAAGAGGTAATATGGAGTCAATGCTTCGTAATATGGGTACTGCTGCATACGGTGTTTTTGATACTGATGATTTAATTGAATTAGTTGAAGGTAATAGTACCGATGCTTACCAAGTTTTTGATATGATGATTGCACGTTGTAACTCAGAATTATCAAAACTTATTTTAGGGCAAACTGGAACAATGGATGAGAAAGCTTTTGTTGGTTCTGCTGAGGTTCAAGAGCGTATTTTAGATAAAGTTGGATATAATGATGAGTTTTTTGTAGAGAATGTTTTAAATACTCAATTAGTGCCAATGCTTACACGTTTGGGATTATGGAAAGATGGATATAAGATAAAAGTTGCAAAAGATCAAGAATTTACATTAGATCAAAAATCTAAATTTGATATTGAGATATTAAAAACAGGTAAATTTACATTTAGTCCTGAATACTTATTAGAGAATTATGGTAGCGAAGTAATTGAGGTTGCTTTACCAGATACAACAAGCGTAAAGGCTGTTAAAAATTCATTAGATAAATATTATAAATAATGTGTGGCTTTTGCGACATAGTTAATGTAGATAAGATTCACTTATTTACAGATGAGGAAGTAGATGCCTATTTATATGGCATTTTTACAGGTCGTATTTCAATAAATGCTTTAGATGTTGCAAGTTATACCAAAGTAGCTGAAAAGCTAACTAGTGGAGTTTATAAAGGCTTTGGTAAGTCTATTTTAAATGTCGATTATACCACTCCAGATTATAAAATGTTGGCATCATTAAGAGAAAATGTTTATATTTTTAGTGCTGCTAAAGAATACCAACAAGTTAGGCAAATGACATCATTACTAACTAATGAGAAAGGTATTAAGCCTTATAATGAGTTTAAAAAAGATGCTTTAGCAGTTCACAAAGATTATAATGTTAATTATTTAAGTGCTGAGTATAATAGTGCAATAGCTCAAAGCCGTTCAGCTTCAATGTGGATGGATATTGAGAAAGATAAGGGTTTATATCCACAATTGCAATATTCGACAGTAGGAGATGGAAGGGTACGAATTGAACACGCAAGATTGGACGGTATTATTAGACCAGTTGGTGATTCATTTTGGAGTAAATACTTTCCTCCTAATGATTGGAATTGTAGATGTACAGTAATACAAACAGTAGGGGGTTTTGATACTCCAAAAGAAAATATACCTAAATTTAATAAAAAAGAAGTTCCTGAAATATTCAGATTTAATGCAGGTAAAGAACGTATTGTTTATAGTGAAAAGCACCCATATTTTAAAGTTGAACCTAGAGATGTTGATTTAGCTAAACGTAACTTTAATTTACCATTACCCAAATAATTAGTATATTTGTATAAATGCAAAAACAAGATTTAACACCAAAGAACGGAATTGATGGTAAGGACGGTAAAGACGGTGTTAATGGTATTAATGGCATTGATGGTAGGGATGGACGTGATGGCATTGACGGTATTAACGGAATTGATGGTAAGGACGGTAAGGACGGTAAGGATGGACTTGATGGCAAAGATGGGGAACGTGGTAAACAAGGTATACAAGGTATTAAAGGCGATAAAGGAGGGCAAGGCGAAGTTGGTAAAGATGGTTTAAACGGTACTGATGGAGAAAACGGTAAACAAGGAAAGAAAGGTTTATCAGCTTATGCAATAGCAGTTAAAAACGGTTTTAAAGGAGATGAGGAACGTTGGTTAAGAAGTCTTAAGGGTAAGAATGGTGAAAATGGAATGAGTGTTGTTGGTGGTGGTGGTCGTGGAAAATTACAACCCAACGATAATTTTCAATTTGTAGATTCTATTTATGATTTACCTTATTTTGATACTAATACGATTTTATTAAAAGATAATGTTACTTATTTTATTTGTAGTGATATTGATTTAGTTGGTGCTCGTATTATTTGTGGACAAAATACAACTATTATAGGCGGTTCTTCTGAAAATTGCAGATTAAAAAGCACTGGATTAAGTGGATCAACCGCATTAATAACGAGTGAATGGTCTTTACCTATACGAAATATTACTATCGAACATGGCACAGCTATAAGTTTAGATGCTACCGCAAATGCTAATCAAGCATTAGATTGGTTTGGGGTTAATTTTACTGATTGTGCAATTATAGGAACTGCTAAGAATTACAGTAACTTTGTAATGAATGACAGTGCTTTTCTTAATTCGCAAGGATTAACATTTGATGGTTCATTTGGTACTATTGCTTTTGGTAATACTTTATTTGATAATAGAAGTACAGGCACTTTAATAACCCTGCCTGCAACATTAACAATCACTAGACGTTTTAGAATTATTTATAGTTCCTTTGTTTGTTTATCTGGAGAAACTGGCATTAATGTAAATGCAAGTGCTACTATTCCAGAAGAAAAATATATTTTAGATACTGTTAATTTTAGCGGTGGTGGCACTTATTTAACTGGAGTAACTGATACAAGTAATAAGGCTTTGTTTGTTGCTTGCGTAGGAATTACAAACACAAATGTAAACGGTCAATTATATATGCAAAATAATGCAACCGTTACAACAGTCGCAAGTGCTAATGTATTTTATAAAGTACTAGGTACAACAACCGCAAGCGCCGATAATCAAAAGTATTTACACTCTAATAATAGATTAACGAATGATGCAATTATACCTCGTAAATTTTTAATACAGTGTAATTTATCATTCACTTCAGGTAGTAATAATGTATGTCAATTTGGGTTTTATGATAGTGTTTTAGCTACTGTTAGAACTCCGAGTAAAACAAAATCAACCGCAAATGGTTCTGGACGCGCTGAAAGTGTAACTTTTAATTGTGTAGTTACTCACAAACAAGGGGATTACTTAGAGATTCGCACAGCTAATACAACGGGAGCTAATAACATAACGGTTACTGATATGAACTTTGTAATAACTGAAATTAAATAATGAAATTTAACGAAGCTCGTAAATTAGTAAAGCAATTAAAACGCTTTGATTCACAAATTAGTGAGATGGTTACTATTATGGGAGTTGAGGCCAAAAATCATTTTACTGCAAATTTCAGGAAACAAGGTTTTGAAGATGAAAGTTTGAAAAGATGGGAAGCTAGAAAAGGTGAGATAAATGGAGGAATAGCAAAAGTAAGGGGTAGAAGTAGAGGTGTTTTAATAAAGACTGGCACGTTAAGAAGGTCAATACAGTTTAATAAAAGAGGTAAATATAAGGTTTCCATAAGCACAGGCGGTTTACCATACGCTAAATTACAAAATGAGGGAGGTATTATTTACAGAAAAGCCCATAAATCATCAAAAACAATAACTGCAAGGGTTAGAGGAAGTGCTGGTTTTGTAAATGGTGTATGGACTAAAGGACGATCAAAAAAAGTTCAATTAAAGGGAGCTTCTTATAATGTTAAGGGTAGTTCTTTTAAAATGCCTAAACGCCAATTTATAGGTAATTCTGGAAAGTTAAATAGAAAGATAATAAGTAAGCTAAAGTCAAAAATTAATATTATATTTGCATAATGTCAAAATTAACACTATATAACAGCGTAAAATCTGATTTACTTACGGTAACTGGTATTAAACACGTTGCTTTATGGAATAATCAAATTGAACGTGAGAATGTAGAAAATGCTTTTTTATATCCTGCTATATTTATTGAGTTTTTACCTAGTACTTATAGAGATAAAGGTAATAAAGCACAATCTCAAGAGTATGATATGATTGTACGTTTACATATTTGTTTTGAAAGTTATTTAGATGAAGATGCTACTATTTTAACACTAACAGATAGTGTTTGGCAATTAATGCACCGTAAGCAATATGGCACATTTGGTAATTTCTCAAGAGTTAATGAGGAACAAAATTTTGATCATCCAAACGTACAAGATTACATACAAGATTACAGAACATTAGGAAACGATAATAAAACAAACACTTTAGTAAGTGGAACACTAACAACTTTAGAAACAACAGGTTCATCAATATCTTTATAATATGGCAAGGTCAAGAGAAACAATACAGGCTACAATGGATGTTGAACAAGCTACACATACGGAGCTTGCAACACTTAATAGTACATCAACCACTTCTATTTTTACGTTATGGAAGTTTATAACGTCAAGCATTATCAATTACTTTGAGCAATTATGGGATTTGTATAAAATAGAAATTGAAACTGTTATAAAAAATGCTCCTGTAGGTTCTAACTTTTGGGTGCAAAAAAGAATATTTGATTTTCAATATTCAGCAACCGTTCCTCAAGTATTACAAGTAGACGCAAATACATTAGCCGTCAATTACCCTATTGTAGATCCTACATTATTACTAATAACTAGATGTTCCGTAAAAACAACTCCTGTAAAAACGGTTACTATAAAAGTTGCTAAATCAGAACCGCCAGTTGCTTTGTCTGCTCCAGAGTTAGCTTCATTAGTTGGATATTTTAGCGACATATCTTTTGCTGGTGTTAATTATAGTGTAACAAGTTTAGCAAGTGATAAGTTATATTTAAAGGCAGACATTTATTATAATGGTCAATATGCAAGTACTATTAGTGCTAATGTAATAAGTGCGATTAAAACATATTTATCCAATTTACCTTTTAATGGTGCTGTAAACTTATTAAAATTAACAGATGCAATACAGGCTGTTGTTGGAGTTACTGATATTGTTTTACAAGATGTTGCAATGAGAGCTGATGCTACTGCATTTGTAAGTAAAACATACTTAGTATTATCTAAAACAACCGTTATATCTACATATCCATCGCAAGCAGGTTATGTTGAGGAAGAAACAACGGTAGGTAGTTTATTTACAAATACACTTAATTTTATAGCTCAGTAATGGCAATTTACGATATAGATGTTGATTTTGTAAGCAATAACTTAACGCCACCGCAGTTAAGGAAACCTAAAATGACTGCATGGTTACAAACTTTAGGGATTGAGTTAAGATTATTCGATTTACTTTTTAGTATGTTTAGAACATCGAGTGTTTCGAGCTGGACTATTTTTAACGGAGCATCAACTTATAATTTTAACAATAGAATTTTATACACAGACAATAGCGTTTATATGTACATAAATACCACTTCAACTTCTGGAAATTTACCATCTGATACTAATTATTGGGTATTAGTTCAAAGTAATTTTATTGGAGTTGATAAACGAGTTGGTGCAAATGCTCAAAAGATAATATTTGAATACACTTTAAACAGATGGTTTAGAACTACTGGTATTTACATAACTAATACAACAACTTTTACAACTCCCTTTGTAATGGGTACAAGTGGAGCGTTAAGTTCATCAATGCCTATCAATAGTACGTTTCAATTGCAATATTTAGGCACTGCATACACTTATGCAAGTAGCTCTTACGATTATACGATTTATGTTCCAATAGCTTTTTTTACAACATTAGGAACATCAGCAGGAAATAGAGAAAATGCAATCAGAAACTTTGCGGATTTATATAATTTAGCAGGGATGGTTTACCAAGTACAAACTTATTAAAAAATAAAATAAAATGAACAGAATAATAACAACGGACATTAATGATCCATTAATTCAACAACCTTTTACAGGATTAAGTTTAGACTTTATACAAAACAATACGTCTAAATTAATTGAAATGGCTATTGTAGCTCAAATAGGGAACGATTATAGTACATTAGTTCCATACGCTATTTACAAATGTAAAATTGGTGCAATGGGTAATACTATTGGTGGCGGCGGATATATTTTATTTGGCAGTGAAGTATATTCTGTAAATGGTATTACTGGAATTTTAGCCTTTTCAAATGTGTTAGTTGCTAATATAACAATTGCAAATGATGGTGTAGCCGATCCAGTTACTTTTACTGATGCTGTTAGTAGAAATGTGCACAATCATAGAGAAATAACATGGTCGGATGCTGTTGCTGGAACTGGCGATTTTGATTATACCGATGTGATAATATTAGACACAACACACACTGCAACTATAAATCAATGCGAAGTTATTGCAGGAAGCGTTTATACTAATGGCGCTGCAACTACTGGATTCATTAAATACCCAACGGACGCAACTATAAATTATTTCAATTGGTTAAGTCCAACAACTGGAAAGTTTATTCCTACTGTAGCAGGATGGTACGAATGTAATTTTAATGCTATTTTAGACATTACAGCAACTATTGGAGCAATAGATGTAAAAGTTTATTTATCTAAAAACGGTATTAATACAGGACAATTAATGCACCATGAAAGTGGTTATACTGGAAGTGCTAAAAAACTAAACATTAGAGGAAGTGCTTATTTACTTTTAGATGGCGTAGTTGATTATGCTTATCCTACTTATTTATTAGGTAGTTCTAATGCTGTTAATGTTTGTGATGGTTCAACTATCACTTGGAAGAAATTAACAAATATCACTACTGAATAACCTTACGTTTCTTAATGTAACCATTAGAATAATAATCTAAAACAATAGTTAAACCTTCATTTATTGAGGGTTTTTCTTTGCCTAAAATATCGTAATATTCTGTTTTAATAATTTCACTATCATTGGTTAAATTATCAATATTAGTACTAATTGGAGCGTTAATATAAAATGATTTCCAACCACCAACAGTACCAAATGCAAATATTTTAGCCAAACCTGTTCCCATTATTGGAGTTACTTTGAATTTATAAAAAACCGTATCTAATCCGCAAGTAGGAAAAGTGGTTAAATTGCCCCAATATGTGTTAAGGCAAGTATTTGTATATACCGATGTTTGTAACGTCATAGTAGCCATTGGAGAGCCTATAATGCTATTGAATTTAAAGCATACTTTAACACTATCTCCAACATTAGCAACCGCAGGGGTTATAGAAGTTATTTTTAAAGAAATTGATTGAGCATTTAATAACGTTGGTACTAATGCTAAGATTAAGATTATTTTTTTCATAGTTTTATAATTTATTCAACAAAGATAATACTTTTTTTGATATAAATAAAATTATTTCAATTTTATTTTATCAATTAAGTATTTTTTAACTTCTACCATTTCCATTTCCTTTAAAACTGGTACTTCCGTAATTAACGAATAATGTAAATTTATAATTTGTTTATTCAATTCGCTTTCAGTTATTCCTTTTTTTAATAAGTCAAGCATAAACTTATTTTTATCAACTCCACTTATCCGAGTAGTAACTCTAATTTTATAAGCCATCATTTTATTTCTTATTTCATCTTCTGAATGATTTTTACCCATATTATAATAGTTACTAAGTTAATATACACCAAATTTACTAATTATTTTTGTATAAATGAAAAATTCTTTCAAGTATATAAAAAACGTATCTTCTGAGGAAGGCACAATTCTATTATACAATCAAATTGGAGATTCTATTGATGCTAATGGTGTTTTAACTCAAGGTATCAATGGAGCTTCTTTTGCCTATGAAATGCAATATTTACAAGATAATTGTAAGAAAATTAACGTTAGAATTAACTCTATTGGCGGTTCTGTACTAGACGGTTATTCAATTATATCTGCAATACTTAATTCTAAAGTGCCATGTGATACTTACATTGATGGATTAGCAGCTAGTATTTCTGGAGTTATTGCAATGTGTGGTAAGAAGGTTAAAATGGCTGATTATGGAACTATGATGTTGCACAATCCTAGTGGTGTTAATGATTCTGGAATTTTAGACTTAGTAAAAGGCACATTAACTACTATTTTATCAAATAGAACTAAATGCTCAGTTAATGAAATGAATACAATGATGGATGCAGAAACATGGTTAAACTCAGCTCAATGTATGGATATGGGATTAGTTGATGAAATCATTTCAAGTCAAAAAAAGATTAAAGTGCCAAAGGTCGAAAACTTAGTCGATATGGTTTTAATATATAATAAATTAATTAACCCAAAAAATAACAAAATGGAGAAAGTAATAAACTTACTTAAACTTAAAAACGAGGCAACAGAAATGGACATCATAGATGCCATTGAAAATAAAGATACTGTTAATGCTGAATTAGTTGCTGAAAACGATGAATTAAAAGCTCGTTTAAAAGTAATTGAAGATAAAGAAAACGAAGCTAAAGAAACTGCTTTAAATGCTTTAAAAGACAAAGCAACTGTAATGGTAGACAAAGCTATAACTGAAAAGAAAATAGAGGAATCTGAAAAAGAAGCTACTATTGAAATGGCAGTTAATAACTTTGCTTTTGTTGAAAATATGTTAAACAAGATTACTAATGTTAAAAATGCTGTAAAGGTTTTTGATGTTAAGAATGTTGTTGTTTCTAAAGGCACAGAAGACCGTTCAGAATGGACTATTCGTGATTGGGAAAAGAAAGATGCTAAAGGATTAGCTGAAATTAAAAACTCAACTCCTGCTTTATATACAGAAATGTACAACAAACATTATAATAAATAAAATAAAAAATAACAATTAAAAACTAAAAAAATGGCAATTATAAAAGCACCTTTCGGGGCAATAACAGACATCACAATAGCAGCTACAGGAACAACTGCAGTTACTGTTTCTAATCAAGAAACAGCTAATTTAACTTTACCAACTTTAACCGGTAACGGTACTTTAGATTTAACATTAGCATCAGGTTTAAAAGCTGGAGCTAAATTATTCTTAAAGGTAAAAACAACAGCAACTGAAACTTTCACATTCGGAACAGGTATTGATGCACCAGTAGTAACTGGAGTAGCTGGTAAGACTTGGACACAAGGTTTTTGGTATGATGGTACAATCTTTTTACCATTAGGCGCTAAAATTCAAATCGATTAATAAATAAATAAAATAACAATTAAAAATAAAACAAAATGGCTTTAGATAGAGAACAATGGTTAGCTGATATACAAGAGAACCTTTTTAAAAACAACGCAATTATTAATCGTGCTGTAAATCACGATGGATTTGTAAACTACAAAACAGTACACGTTCCTCAAGCAGGAGCTAATCCAACTATCACTAAAAACTTAGGGGCATTTCCTGCAACTATTTCTCAAAGAACTGATAGTGAATTAACTTATTCAATGGATACTTATTATGTTGAGCCTATTCATATTGAAAGAGGACAAGAAACTGCTTTTATCTCTTATGATAAACGTATGAGTGTTTTAAATAACAACATCAATACTTTAGAGGAAGTATTAACTAACCAAGCTTTATACAAATGGGCTCCTGCAGGTGCTGGAACTTTTGTTAAAACAACTGGTTCTGCTGTATCTTCTGCTTTAGCTCCTTCTGCTACTTCAACACGTTTAGCAATTACTTTAGCTGATATTTTAACTGCAAAAGGTATTTTAGATGCTGCAAACGTACCTCAAGAAGGACGTATTTTAGTAATGCCTTCAAGTATGTATAACGGTCAATTATTAGCTATCCAAGATGTTTACAGAATGGACTCTTATGGTCAATCTGCATTACCTAGTGGTGTTGTTAATCGTATTCATGGTTTTGATATTATGATTCGTTCTACAGTAGTTGTTTATGATAATACAGGAACTCCAGTATTGAAAACAATTAGTGATAACGGTGCTCCAACTATAGTAGCAGCAACTGATAACTTAGCTTGTTTAGCATATCACCCTTCATTTGTTGCAAAAGCAAAAGGTGGAGCTGATGTATTTATTAACGAAAATGATCCTGCGTATTATGGTTCAATCGTTTCTGCTTTACAATCGTTTGGTGCATCTAAAATGAGAACATCTCAAATTGGAATCGTATCAATCGTTCAAGCTAACTAATATTAATCTTTAAGGGGTGGCGTAAAAAACCACCCTTTATATAATACCCTTAAAATGGATTTAAAAAAAGCAAATGATATTGCAAAATTCGAATTAGAAGCATCTAAAATAGTTATTGTTTTATCTAATAAATCAATATGGCATTTAGATACTGAATTAGAAATTGAAGCAGTAACAGAATACGCGAAAAACAATAAATTAGAAATGTTTATTGTAAAAAATGAAGCTACTAAAGAAGTAGCTGAGAAACCTAAAAAAATTAAATAGTAATGGCAAATGATGTTACTTTCATAAAAAAACAAGGCGGTTTAGGTAGACCATTAGCAGGAGAAGATTTTATATCTGGCTTGTTATATTATACTGATACCTTACCTAGTGGTTTTTTATCGACAGATAGAATAAAAAAGATTTTTAGCGTTACCGAAGCAGAAGCTTTAGGTATTACAAATACAAGTTTAGGAGCTACCGCAGCAACATCTACTTATGTAGTAAGTAATAAAGGTGCTGTAGGCGATACTGTATTATATCAAGTAACTGGAGTTAATGGCGTTTTAACTACTTTAGCTAGTTATACACAAATCACCGCTGATGTTGCATCAACTACAACTTCTGCTTTACGCTTAGCAACTGAGATAAATTTAACTACTGCAATACATGGTTATTCAGCTAGTCCATCAACAGCTACTGTTACAGTAACAGCACCTAAAAAACAAGGTGTATTTTTAAATACAGGAACAAATTATGTAGTAACAATAGTTGGTACTTTTGCAGGTACTTTAACTCAAAGTGTTGTATCTGGTGTACCTTCTGAAATTGATCCTTTACATTATCACATATCTGAGTTTTTCAGATTACAACCTAAAGGGCAATTATATGTAGGTGTTTATGGAGTTTCTGATGCTACTACTTTTGCAAGTGTTACATTAATGGTTAATTATTCACTTGGTAAAATTCGCCAAATGGGTATATTCCAAAAAACAACAACTTTTGCAGGGACTCAAGTAACAGCTTTACAAGCAATTATAACAGCTAATACAACAGTTCACAAACCTTTAGAGATTGTTTATCAAGGCGAAATGAGTGCTTCTACTTTAGCAACTTTAGCAGATATGAGAGCCTTAGCAGCTCCAAATGTTTCAGTTGTTTATGGTCAAGATGGTGCTAATATCGGTAAACAATTATGGTTAGCAAATGCTAAATCTATTGGTTGTGTAGGTACTACATTAGGCGCTATTGCATTTGCAAAAGTATCTGATAGTATTTGTTGGATTGGTAAATTTAATGTTTCTAATGTTGAATTTGATACTTTAGCTTTTGCTAATGGTGTTTTATATTCGGCTCAATCTGATGGATTAATTAACTCTGTAGATTCTTTAGGATATATTTTCCCTAAGAAACATATCGGTATTGAAGGTTCTTATTTTAACGATTCTCACACAGCAACACCTATCACAGGAGATTTTGCTTACATTGAGAATAACAGAACTTTTAATAAAGCAATTAGAGGTTTAAGAACTTTTATTTTACCAGCTTTAGGAAGTCCATTAGACTTTAATGCAGATGGAACTTTAACAGAAGCGACAATAGGTTACTTTGAAACTTTAGCCGATAGTGCTTTAGCAGTTATGCAAAGAGATGGAGAACTTAGTGCTTATTCAGTTACTATTGATCCATCACAACCTGCATTAAGTACATCAACTTTAGTAGTAAGTGTTTCAATCGTACCTAAAGGAGTTGCTCGTAACATAGTAGTAAATGTAGGTTTCACTTTATCAATATAATAAGACATGGGAATTTTAATAACACCGTTAATTAACGGAAAATCGTATGAATGGAGTGATATTCAAGTAGTAATACTTGGAGCTCCAATCACAGGTATTACAAATATCGAATACGAAGAAAAACAAGCAATGGAGAACATCTACGGAGCTGGTGAAAATGTTGTATCTCGTGGATATGGCAAAGTAGAACCAACTGCAAAGATTACTCTAAAAATGGAAGAAGTAGAAGGTATTATGTCTGTAGCTCCATTAGGTCGTTTAAATAAAATACCTGAATTTGATATTGTTGTATTATTTTTAGATGATTCATTAATCCCTAGAAAACACGTTATAAAAAATGTACGTTTTACAGGAAACAATCGTAAATCATCAACAGGAGATACTTCATTAGATATTGATTTAGAATTAATTTGTTCTCATATTCTTTGGTTATTGTAACTATTATTTACTATATTTGTAAATAAAAAAAACAAGTATGGGAAATGAGAAATTAATAGCTGAGTTAAAAGCTAAATACGGTTCAATTAGAACCTTAATTGTACCACTAGATGAAGATGATGCTGATAAAAAAGCAACAATTTATTTAAGAAAACCAGATGCAACAAGCCGAGATATGGCACAAAAACTTGCACAAAAAGATAGTAAAATGGCTATCAAAGGTTTTTTAAATACTCTTTATATCGGTGGCGATAGTTTAGAATTAGTTTATAACTCAGATGATGCAATGGAAAGTTTAAGTTATGCCGTTGCTGAATTAATAAGCGTACAAAGAACAGAGATAAAAAAAAACTAGAGGAATATAAAAACTTAATTGAAGGCGATGAGATAGCAAAAAACAATGCACTTATCGCCTTTTATTATAAGGTAAATCCTGAAACATTAACAGATGATGAGTGGTGTTTAGCAGTAGCTCAAATTGATTTTAACCTACAATATAACGGAACAAGAACTTTAAAAGAATAATGGCAAACGACATAAATTATACACTATATCTAAAAGACTTATTTTCTAAAAAAATGGGTTCGGCGATTAGTCAAACGGATAAACTCGATAAGGGTATGTCTGGATTAACTAATGGAGCTTCTAAATTAGGAGGTGTTTTAGCTGGTGCTTTTAGCGTTGGAAGTGTTGTTGCTTTTGGTGGCGCTGTTATTGAAAGTTTAAAGAATTATGAATATTTCCATGCTAGTTTAAAAACTATGCTTAAAGGAAATGAGGGTGCTACTTCTGCTTTAGAGGAACAATTAGTAAATTTAGCTAAAACAACTCCTTTTCAATTAACAGAGGTTCAAGATGCTACAAGACAGTTATTAGCTTATGGTTTTAAGGCTGGAAATGTAGTTGATACAATGAAAACATTAGGCGATGTTTCTGCTGGTATTGGTGCTCCATTAGGCGATATTGCTTATTTATACGGTACATTAAAAACAAGTGGTCGTGTTACATTAATGGACTTAAAACAGTTCGCTGGTCGTGGTATTCCTATTTATGATGTATTAGCTAAAAAATTAGGTGTTACTTCTTCTAAGATTGGAGAAATGGCGACTGCGGGAAAGCTTGGATTTAAAGATATTGAAAATGCTTTTAAATCTATGACATCTGAGGGTGGTCAGTTCTTTAATTTAATGATTGATCAGTCTAAAACTGTTGGTGGTAAAATATCTAACATGGCAGATAGTTGGGAACAAATAAAGGTAAAAATAGGACGTTCTCAATCTGGAATTATAGCAGGTACAATTGATTTCTTAGGTAACTTTGTTTCTGAAATTGATAAGGCTTTAGGGTTTGCTGAACAAATGGAAAATTCATTTTCTAAGTTTGGTGGCAAAGGAGAAAGTACAATGACTAAAGGGTTAATGGCTACTTTAGGGGTTGTTGATGATTTAACAAAGGCACAATTTCAATTAAATACTATTGTAGAATCTCGTTTATCTAATGAGAAAAAAATACATTTACTTACAGTTGCTTTTGCTGATAATGAAGCTAAAAGACGCACAGGTCAAATATCAAACGAAAAAGCAATATCAAGAAACGCATTAATTCAAGGCTCTTTAAAACAAGTTAAGGATAAAATTGGATTAGGTAAAATGAAAGAAAATCCAACATCAAAAGAATTAGCTGATGGATTAACAAGTGGAAATAAAAAAGGTAAATCTGATTCTTTAGGAAGTGGAACAGAAGTAACAGGTAACAGACCTCAATCACTTACTATTAACATTACTAAATTAGTAGAATCTTTAAATATAAGCACAACTAATATGACTGAAACATACGCATCAATTAAAGAAGCGGTATCAAAAGCATTATTAGAAACAGTAAACGATGTAAACACAGTAGCAAGATAATGGCAGATAAAAATTTTATAGTTCCAATTGCATTAGCAGTTAAAGGTCAATCTGAAATGATTTTAAGAAATGCTGGTTTAAGTTTATTAAAGCCTAAATTTTATAGAGTTAATGCTTCGGTAGTTGATGAAGAAGATACAACTTTTGATAATGATGGAACAATAGGTAATATGTTAGGTATGCCTGTTTTTGATTCTATTACTTTTAAAAATCCAAATAACCAAACTCAAACTTTCGTAAATGGTGGCGAAGGTCAAGGAGCTAATAGTAGTGATTTAGTTTTAATAACTGCTTTAATAACTGCTAGTAAAAATAAGAACATTGTTGTAACAAAAATACAAGGACGTAATGGAACGGTTAAAGAATACGTTTCTGATGATGATTATACGATTAGTATTAAAGGTGTTTTAGTTGGTAAGTATGCAAATAAACGTCCTGTTGATGAGATTAAGAAATTAGAGGACTTATGCGATATTCCTTTAGAGATTGATATTGTAAGTAACTTTTTAGCCGATTTAAACGTGCTTACTGTTGTAATTACATCACATTCTAAAACTCAAAGAGAGGGCATGAGAAACGTAATAGATTTTGAAATTCAATGTTTATCTGAAACTCCTTTTGAAATAAAATCAAATGCTTAGATTAATAAGTAAAACTACAATAACAAGTAAAAAGACAGGTAAAGAGTATTACTTTGACTTTTGTGAAGGCATTGAGATAAATACATCTTATGAGAATTTCACAGATACGGCTAATATTCGTTTTCCTAGAAAATTAACAGATGATGGTAAAAATATATTTGTTGGTGAAAGTGCTTTGTTTAGACGTGGCGATAAAGTTAAAATTGAATTAGGATATGATCCAAAATTAAGAACTGTTTTTGAGGGCTATATTACTGAAATAGGTTCTAATATTCCAATTGAATTAAAATGTGAAGACGAGATGTTTGTTTTGAAAAATACAAATATTAAAACATACTCTAAAAATACAGTTTCTTTAACTACTTTATTAACCGATATTTTACCAAGCACAGTTAAATTTGAGTGCTTAGATGTTAATTTAGGTTCTTTTAGAATAACAAATTCAAGTGTATCAAAAATACTAGATGAGTTAAAAAAAGACTATGGTTTTTATGCTTATTTTAGAAGTAAAGATACTACTGTAGGACGTGGATTAGAAGCTGTTACAACTACATCGCAAATATTACACGTTGGCTTACCTTCAAATGCAAGTGTAACTAATACTGAAAACTTTGCATTTGAGGAAAATATAATAAATCAAGATGATTTAAAGTATCAACAATCCGATGATTTACTTTTAAAAGTAGTTGCTATTTCAATGCAAAGCGATAATAGTAAAAAACAAGTAGAGGTTGGAGATGCTGACGGCTCACAAAGAACTTATCACACTTATAATGCTACTGATGCCGATTTAAAAAAGTTTGCACAATTGAAATTAGATGCTGTAAAATATACAGGTTATGTTGGTAATATTCGTACCTTTGGAGAACCTTATATGAGGCATGGAGATATTGCAAAAATAACAAGTACTAAACTACCAGAAAGAGATGGAAGTTATGAGGTAACAAGTGTTAAAAGAATATTTAGTGTTTCTGATGGGTATAAACAAGAATTAGAATTAGG